GCTCTTGCCTCGTCGCACCTTATGCAAGCCCTCTACGGAGTGGTAGCCAAAGGACAGAACGAGCTGTGCCATGCGGAGACTAAAGTAACTGCCGATCTCAAGCCCGTCATCGTATGTGTCGAGCAGTGTCTGGCATATATACATGACATCCGGGCTACGCACGTAATGGCGAAGGACGCCCATAACCACGTCCGTCTTGATTGACGGATAGCACTTGCGAATGTCAAGGTGGACGAAATAGCCGCCCTCCTGAGACCAGCGACTCACGGCATTCGCCGCCATAGTCTGTCCCTTGCCCTTGACGCTCGAAACCTGCCAGAACCCAACCTTAGCGTGCAACAGGTCATGAAGAGCTTCAATTGCGACGTAATCGCAGACCTGTTGCTTGACGCTCTCCACGCCGATGAGCCGTAGTTTTCCGTTGGTTGGCTCGCGGTACCAATGGCGTCTGATCGGTTGAAATGTCAGCGATCGATGAAGAATCTCGTCCTCGATCTCAGCCAGAAGCGAAGCCACGCTACCGTATTCAATCGGCACGCGCCAGGCGTTCTTCTTGCCTGCCGGTGCCTTAAGCCAATTACCGTAAGCTATATAAATGAGGGCTCCGTCTATGCGAAGCCCTCTGCAATATGTCTTCAATTTTCAGACCATCTCTCTGGATACTGTCTGAGGTTTCACCTGTCGGCTACTAACCCAGTGGTCTTAAAGCCATTTCAGTCAGTTGACCCAGGCCAAATGCCCGCTCGCCACCAGCGGCGGCGGGTAGTCGCGGCGGAAGTATATGTGTAGCTGGAATGGTTGCTTGTTTTGTCCAGATAGGCGCGAGCCGATGTTCCACCTGGCGTTGCCGGTGCCGTTGTTGCCGTTGACGTACCAAAGGCCAGCATTGCCCCCGTTCCCCAAGGAGCCGAGAGAAAGACACTCTCGCCACCCGGTAGATGTGTCGGGACTCTTATAGTTGCCGTCGCAGATGCCAACTGAGGTCGACGCTCCGGTTCCCTGTTGCATCATCAGGCCGTGTTTGGTCTTCGGATAGAGTCCGTAGTTCCATCCTTCGCCAGCCTGACCCGGAAAAACGCCGGCGGTCAGTGCGGTGTCCGGGATGCCTCCAGATTTCTCGTTCTTGGTGTCCGGATTGACGTATACCGTCCAACCAGAGCCGGTGCTGTTCAAGATCACGTTTCCAAGAACCTCATACATACCGAGACCGAGCTCGATACCCTGTACGACAAAGGGCTGCTTTCCGTCCGTGCAGCTCGTCGGCGATCCGTCTCCCTCAACCATGTCGCAAGAGCCGGTGTTCCACGGTGCGGTTGCGAGCTGATAGGTCGTAGCGGTCGAGAAGGGCTTAGCTACATCGAAATAGACTGCCACATTGGATGCGTCGATGGCAACCTTCTTGGTGACCCTCGCTCCATTGAAGATATCGCAGTTGTAATCGTAGTTGCGGTCGGCACTCGTGCCAGTATGTGTGCCGAACATCATCGCGGAGCCGATCAGAATCTGATCGGCCTTGTCCTTGGCGATAACGACCCTCGTGGTGTTGCTTTCAGCGAGTGTCGGAGTGGCGGTGATGTCGTATCCGGTGCATCCGGAAAAGATACTCTGGCTGTTCTTCGTCGCATACTTGAGCAGGAACATCGTCTTGACGTACCAGTCATCGGCTGCGACCTTGAGTGAATCGCCGGTGCTCGATGTCTTCATCAGGCTGATGCCGCCGTCGTGGCTCACGCTGCGCGTCTTGACCGCAGCGCCACTCACGCTTCGCGGCTTGCCGTCGGCATCGACCGACAAGGCATACTTCGCGTAGAGCATGTAGGGACGCTGCGCACCGTTCGGAAGCAGTGCGGCGGGCTGCCGCTTCATGCCGGGCTGGCGCGTGTCTGAGACGGTGAGGTTCACCGCGTCATCGGTCTCGGTCTCGAGCGTGTAGAGCACAGGTGTCAAGACCCATGTATCGTCGAGACGCGAGAAGCGGCCATCGCCGTTGATTGCCGTGACGTAAGGCATGCCGTCGGCATCTACGCCTCCGTTGACCTCAACGAAGAAGAACGCGCCTTGGTTGACGTACGGGTCGATCGCCGCGCGCCCGATGGCGCCTGGCTTGGGGTTGGCGATGCCGGCGTTCGCGCCTGTCTTGGTGCAGGCGGTCGAGCTGCCCTTTGGGATGCTCACGCCGTAGTTCTTGCCGTCGCGCATCTTTGCGAGCCAGGCGGCGATAGACGAGTTGGTGTAGCGCCCGGTCTCGTCATTAAAAATGGGGACGGAAGCCGCCCCCATTGATTCAAGCGCGATTGCGACGCGCTCAAGCGTTTCGTGATCGGCGATGTGCGTCTTGCTCATTCCTAATCCTCCGTATCGACTAGTGTTATGTAATCCGTGTCGCCAACGGTGTCGTAGGCGAGATAGATGCGCTTGTCAGGGCTAATCGAGCCGCGAGCCTCCTCGGCAGCCTTACGAGCATCAGCTGCCGCCTGATCCGCGCTGTCCTTGGATGCGTTGGCCGCGTTTGTCGCGGCATTCGCCGCATTGGTTGCGGTGTCGGCGTTATTCAGCGCCTTGCCAGCGTCGGTGACGGCCTGCTCGCCCTTGGTGACGGCGGTTTCTGCGCGCTTCTCAAGCGCCTCTACTGCGTTGTCCCATGACTGCGCCGGAGTATTTCCCTCGCGGGCGTCGCGCATGATGTCCAGCGCGAAGCGCTCGGTCTGCACCGTATGCGAGCCGTTTGTGAATTCGAAATAGGCTTCGTCGGTATAGCCTGGCACGCACGCCAACTTCGATTCCTCGCAGACGTGCGTTACGGTGTTACCGGAAACCGTGGCGGTTCCCTTGTAGTAGTGGATGCGATCGGGCAGACGTGCAACCAGGTACGCCGTATAGCCAGCAAGTGCGAACTCACCGCCGTTGTCGAAGACGAGCGCCTTGATGGTGGTGCCGCCGTTTTCGCCCTGGGCGATGCGGATACAGTTGTTTCCGCATCCGCGCTTGTCGATATCAAGCTCGATAGTCTGATTGTTCATTACGCATCACCGTCGATTAGCATCCATTCGCAATCAAGGATCTCGTTGCCGGACATCTTGCCGATTACCTCGCCGTAGGAAATCTTGAAAAGGTTGGGACGGTGCTTGATGTTCGCGTAAAGCTCGATCTCTGAGCAAAACGATTTATAGCCTTCTGACCCGATTTTGATTCGAGAGTTACCGGTCGGAGAGCCATCCTCGCCGATCTCTGGCTCACCGTATTTCGAGATCAGCTCATCGCGGCGCTTGAGATACTCCATGCACTCCGAGCGCAGAACGCGCGTATTCCGAGCCGCCGCGTAGCCCACGATGTCGCGGCGGTCGAGCAGCGGCTGAAGAGAAACCAGCATCTGCTCCATCTGGCTATTTGTGTACTCGTCTGGAGCCACATACTTGACATTGATGCTCTGCTCTTGCTCAGTTACGGTCGCTCCGAGCGCGCTTGCGAGTGATTCTATGCCTTTATCCATTGACGGTAGCCTCCTCGACCACAGGCTGCTGAACATCTATGCTGGCGATTTCAGCAGCTACATTCGTAACTTCTTCTTCAACTGTTTTGTAGATCGTGTAGCCATTTGCTGCGTAATAATCGAGCATCCACGGCTGCACATAAAAAGACAGACCATCTTTCTCAACTTTGTAGTTGGCCATTGTTTCTCTCCTAAAGTGCCGTGACCATGAGACCGTGATCGAAATTCAAAGTCCAGTTCGTCCAGTGCATTGAGAGGTTTTGGCAGAGATTGCTGACGTTGTAGACTCCCGTCAACGACATATTCGTCCACGAGCTTTGTAGATTTCCAACGAGAGTGACGCTTCCGGTTCTGCCAGTCTTGCACTCGACGTACTCGCCGCGATCCTTGTATGGCCCGACTCCGATCCAGTCGTCAGTCAGAAGGCAGATGCATCCCTTGCCTGCCAATCGAGCACCATATACACGACTACTTGTGTTGTAGTTGTTGAATCCGACGTAGCCCGTAATATCCTCGGCTGTGCCTCCGTATAGGTATCCTTCAGCCAATGCCGTGTAGCAGGTGCCGCCGCCGACGCTGAAACCGTCTGTACCTATGTAGAGACCAGAGGTGTTCGAATCGAGCGTGAGCTTATATCTATACAATTTGTTGTTATCGATTGATAGCCCGCCGATGACGCCATAGGTCGTCTGGAAATAGCCACTCGTCAGATTCCAGTAGTTCTTCCCCTGACCGTCACCGATTGTTCCGCTCTTGAGGTAGGTAGCATTTACGTACAGCTCGCCATTGGACATGTAGATGCCTTTGTTTGCCCCGTCGTTGGTGAGCCGATTGAAGATCTCTTGCTGTTTGAGGCTCTCGTCGAGATTGTCGACAAGTTTCTCCGCATCGGTCTTAGCCACCTCTTGCGCAATCATGCTCGTCGCACGTCGCGCTACCTCAGAATAGACCGTTACTGCGGATGAGTAGTTTTCATAGGCGCTCTTATAATCCGACATGGCGGCATTCAGCGCCTCGGCTGTTGAGCAGTTTGTGACATCAGAGATGGCTGACATCAGGACATCGAACGCGCCGCCATCGCCGAACGCGTTGTTGTATATCGGCTCTAAGGCTTGCGCCTTGAACTGAACCTGCAAGTTTTTGTTTGACGACAGCGATTTGTATTGTGCAGATAGGTCTTCTTTATCTTTCTGCACGGTCTGGAGGATCTTATTTACGGCAGCTTTCTCAGCCTCGGTGACGATGCCGTCTTTGGCGATGTCGTCAACCGTCTTGTCGAGGCTGCTTATCGTCTCGTCGAGTTCCTTATTCCTTTTCTGGAAGTCGTTCTCAAGGCCCACGATGTGGGTTCTGTTCTGCTTCATTTCGCCGTGCAGGTCGTTGATAACGCCATTGACGGTATAGCCGCCATCGCCGTATTTGGCATTTGGCGAAAGCTGGAATTCGCCCGTTTCCAAGTCCCAATAGTTCGCGCCCACCTCGTCGGTGAGCAAACCCGCACGGATTCGGTCAGCCCGCATCGTTCCAGCGTTGATGCAATCGGCGCTCACCTGTGCGCCGGTTATAAACGTTCGCCAATTCCATTGGCCGTCGCTTGTAAGATTTGCGGCAAGGCGAATTCCCATGCCGTTGATATTGACAGCCCACATGCCTGACGTTGCCTTGAGCGGAACGCCAGTCGCGGAATCCAGCGGCACATTGGAGTAAATCACGCCAAGCTCGAACGTCTCGACCTTGTAGGTGCCGACGGCATTGAACGCCTTGTTGAGCGCCGCCATGAGCTGGTTGAGCCACGAGACGGACGTGCCGGCAGCCGCATCGTAGTTAGCCCGCTGATTGCTGCCTCTCTTGAGCTGCTGCGCCATTGACTGAAAGATGTCGGCCAGATCATCGGTTAAGTTGCCGAACACCACCGTGGCATCGCCGGTCACCAAGTCGCGGGTCAGCTTCGAGACGCGCCCCTTGAGCCTGATTCCGTCATCGGAAAAGCCCTTGTCGATAATCGCCACGCAATCGCCTACGGCAACTCTCTCCCAATCTCGCCCGAAAGCGAACAGGTCAATCACGCTTGCTTCGTATGAGACAGTCGGTGTTTTTGCTTGCTCGAGGTAGTCGTTCGTCTCGGCTAGGAGTTGTACCGCGTCCTCGCATTGCTCGTTAACGTAAACGTCCACGGCTGGCGCAATGCCGCCGTTGCCGTCGGGATGTCCCCAAACCTCGGTAGCGGAGGTATCCTCGACGTAATTCTTGCCGCCGTTTATATCGCCGAAAGTCAAGCGCCGGCCAAAACCGCCGCCATCGGTCTCAACGCCCTTGCCGTAACCGTAAACGCGCGTCTTTGGATTCGCGCTGCCGGTCTTGCGCTTGATGCTTATGAGGTCTTTAGTCCACGTAAAGCGCTTGGGACTCTGCTGGTTTCCGCGTTTCGCGACCACGCGAACGTATCGGTGTGTGACCTGCACACCGTCAGTCTCGATGACGGTTTCAAGCTCGCCGCCCCATGTTTTGAGCAGGTCGCTCAATCCCTCACGGACTTTTACGTGATAGAAGGTATGCGAAGCGCTGCCTGGTTGGTCGCAGTTGCCGACTTCCCAACGTGTGCCAGCGAGTATCGATGCGAGCGCCACAGCTACGCTGCCTGACGGTCGCTTGTCTTCGATATAGTCATCCCACGTCTCGTTGATTGAGTTGATGCACGTGAAGCTGGTATAGGGCTTGCCGCTGTCATCGTGCAGCCGCTCGATTTCGTCGACTATGTGCTCATGCACAACGCCTTGTCGGTCAACCCAAACAAGACGCTCCCCCTTGCTCAAATCCTCGTCGCACCTGATCTTAAGCTCATCGGTGCCGTCCGTCGCGTCCTCATGTGTCGCTGCGGTGTAGGTGAGCCGTCCGAGATTAGCGCCGAAACGGCTGAAACGAGTGAAGTTGACCTTTTTGGTTAAAGCCATCTTTCCTCCCATTCCAGCGTCGCGGAGCCGCTAGAGATCTTGATGTGCGCACGGTCTTTAATCTCAAAGAAATCGCTCATGATGTTGAGCGAGGCGACCGAGCCGTTGACCGTAGCGTGCTCGGTCGAGAAATCGAGCCTGATGGTGCTGTCAGCCGAGAGCGTCTGGATAACCTCGACGAACTCACCGGTATCGGTGTTGGTTATCCTCCAGGCACCTCCGGCAGACGGCTTCGCCGTCACCTTAATTAACGCGGGAAGCGTGCCGCCGACGGAGATGGCAGCGGAGCCGGCCATGTCGATACGTCGGCTCTGACCGTGATAGTCCGGATCACCTATATGGAATGTCACCGACGATCCAGGGCAATCATCGGTAATCTCACCCAAATCCGTGATGCCGCTTACAATGGCCATGAGATAGCGCGTTGGGTCATCCGGCAGGTACAGCGGTGCCGGCTCATCTGTCCAGAGCATCGCCGCCAGTTTGTGCCGCGCTTCTGCGACATCGCGTCGGTGTTCCGTGCGCAGCCACATGTCGACGGTCAGGTCGTATCCCTCTCGCTTCACCGACTTGAACATCTCGCCATGCCTTCCGGGCGCATCCTCGAACGTCGGCTTCACGCTCGCCATTATCGGGCGGTGAATCTTGCAGAAGACGAGGCTCGACAGGTCGTGGCCGTTGAAGACGATGCTGTCGCTCTGGTTGTGCTTGCGTTTACGCTCCAACGGTCACTCCCCTCTGCTTCAGGCGGCTGGCGATGCCAGCGCCGATCTGCTGCCCCGTCGTGTAGGCGTCAACCTTGTCGTTGACCGTGGCGTTCACGGTTACGGAGACGCTGACCTGATTTGCCCCGCCGCCACAGCGGTCGAAAGCCCTCGAAACGGCGTCCTCAACGCTCTCGCGCAGCTTCCTGTCCGGAGTGACGTGCTCGCCGCCGGCCTCACCGACGCCGATGATGCTAGGTCGGTCGAAGTAGCCGCCCTTTGCATACCAGCTCACGCTGATGCTCGGCAGGTCGATGATGCCTCCGATATCCCTCCACGAGACGGAAAAATGGGGAAGGCTGATATGCGGAAGACTGATACGGATACCGGAGAACGCCGAGGAAATCTGATTTGGTATCCAGCTAATCGTGTTCCAAGCGCTGTTCAGCTTGGTGGTTATGCCACTCTTGATACCCTCGAAAACGCCATCGACCTTCGTTCCGAGCCCGGGAAAGCCGAGCTTATCGCCAATCGTATCGGCGATGTTGATGGCGTTCGTCTTGGCGTTTCCCAGCTTGTTCGTGATGTTGTCCTTGATGAGGTTGAAGGCATTCGTCGCTTCCGTCTTGGCGGTCGACCAGTCACCACTCATAGCGGCCTGAAGCGCCTTAGCGCTGGAAGACCCGGCTTCAAGGCCGGTCTGCATATCATTCCGGATAGAATCCTTAATCGCACCGAATTTCTCCGATGCCGCAGACTGGAGATTCCCCCAGGCATCAGACGCATTTGTCTTCAGATTCTCCCAGGCGTTCGACGCGCCCTCCTTGATGCCGTCGAACTTCGCACCGAGGTCGTTTTTGACTTCCTCGGCCTTGCCGGTTATCCCGTCCCAGATGCCTTGCCAAAAGGCTGGCACCCCTGCAAAGAAATCCTGGACTCCCTGCCACTTCTCGGAGATCCATCCGGTGAAATCCGACCACATCTGCTTGCCGGTCTCGGTCTGCGTGAAGAACCACGTGAGACCGGCTACGGCGGCGGCAACCGCCGCCACACCGAGCAGAATCGGGTTTGCGGCTATAAGCCCGGTGAACGAAGTCCAACCGTCGCCGACTGCACCGATAGCGCCCTTGAGTCCGCCAAATGTCTCGGAGACGGTTTTAATGGTACCGCCGATCTCGCTTCCCGCCTGCAACACCTTGCCGGCACCGGTTGCAAGGCCGCCAAAGGCAAGCGTTCCGAGCGCGATATTGGTCACGAGGTCTTGCTGCTCTGGAGACAGCTGTTGAAACCAGTCGGAAACGCTCTCAAGCGCCGGTGTGACCTTCTCGAGAAGCGTGGTGCCGAGTTCCAAGACCTTTTCCTTGACCGGCAGCGCGGCTTCACCGGCTTCTGTCAGCTTCTGGTTGAATTGAGCCTGCTGCTCGCGCGAGTCGAGCATGGTCTTGTTGTTGTCCTGGTACGTCTGGCCGATCTCGCCATAGAGGCCGTCGAGCGTCTGCGTGATAAGCGAAGAACGCTCCTGCTCGCTGCCGCAGGCCGCCAGGGCTGCGTTGAAAGCGTCCTCCTTGGTAGCGCCCTGCCCAATCGCGTCGTTGAACGCCTGCTGCGCGGCTTGGTTTCCGGAGAGAGCGGCGCTCCACTGCTCATTGCTCGCGGTAGCCCAGTTGAGCGCGTCTGCCAAGCTGCCTGTGACGGTTCCAGTATGCGCCGTCTCCTGGGACGCTTCGACGAGGTTCTCGAGCGGCAGGGCATCGCCGAACTTCGAGAAGGAGCCGGCGGCGATGTTGTTCCACTTGTCAAGCTCCTGCTGGTTCGTAGTAAGTCGGGAGAGGTTCTGCGCGGCCTCAGTTGCCGTGTCCTCTTCACCGAGCAGCTTGTAGAAAAGTGTGTACGAGTTCCTTGCCTGCTCGCTCGTACCGCCGGCGTCTTTCCATGCAGCATCGAGCTGATGCGTCTGCTCGATGTTTTCTTCCTGGCTTGATGCAAGGCCGACGAGCGCCGTCGCGGCTCCTCCTACGGCACCGGTAATCGTCTTGCCGGCGGTCTCAAGCCCCTTGCCGGCCTTCTCCAGCTTGTCGCTGTTGTCCTGTACCGTCTGTCCGAATTGGTACAGACCGGTCTTGGATGCTTCCGCTTCCCGGCTAACGCTCTTCAAGTCGTCGGCGTAGCTCTCGAGCTGGCTCTCGCAGATGGCTACCTGCGCCTTCAGGCTAGAATACTGCGCCTGCTCGCGCTCCGTGAGCGCGACGCCGCTGCGCTGCTTTTCCTCAAGGGTAGCGAGCGCTGATTTATATGCGTCGAGCTTTGTCTTGGTCTCGTCGTACGCGCGGTTCAGCAGCTTGGCCTTCTCGGTCAGGAGCTCCGTGTTGCCTGGGTCGATCTTCAGCGCGCGGTTGATATCCTTCAGTGCGCCCTGCGTATCCTTGGCGGTGCCCTGCACCTTCTTGAGTGCGCCCTGCAGCTCGGTCGTGTCTCCGCCGAACTTGATCGTCAGACCTTTGTAAGTAACTGACATGGTCACCTCTATTCAACTGTCAAGAAGCCATGAGTGCACAGAACAGCGCGCCTCCTGCGGTGCGCTGTCGCTTTGTCCTCACGACCAGAAATCTTGCTCGCCTCTCCGTGCCTCCTCGTCATCATCGGCATACGCAATCGCGTCGTGCACGAACGAATAGATGTCGAGAAGCGTCTGCACCTGTCTATAGCTGAGCTTTTCAAGATCGCCTATAGAAAGCCCGGCCTGCTGGCACTCGTAGATGTAGAGCGCGTCGCAGCTACTTTGCAGCTCCGTCGGCAGCGGCGGCATCGGTCGCTTCGGCGGTCTCGGCTGCCACGTCTTTCTTTGCGTGCGGAAAAAAGTTTTCCTTCACGATATCCATCACGTCGGCAGACCAACCGCCAGAGCGCTCCAGATCGTAGGCGTCTGGCGGGAAATCGCCAATCCACTCGTTGAATGGCTTGGTTTTTGGGTCGGCTGTCTTCGCGCACGCGTAGAAGACCTCGAGCAACGGTACGATTGGTGCGACTCTCGATTCTGACGTGACTTCAAGGATCATGGAGACGTCTTCGTTGATGTCCTTCGGTCGCTTTGAGCCGTCGGTGCGATCGACCGAGAACTCACGAGAGAAGACGATTGGCGTGAACGCGTTGCACGCTACGGGAACAGAAATGTCACCGATGGAGATCTCGCTTACCATGCTATGCCCCAATCTGTGCTGGCGTGAGCTGAGTGTCGACTTCATTGAAGAACTCATCGTAACCGTCAAGGTCGCTGAAGCTGTCATACGAGCTGCCGCGCCAGCCGCTGGGAAGCGTGACGGGACGCCATGTGATGTCATAATCGAGCTGCGTGATGTCCGGCTTGTCCTCAAGGGTCTTGGCGTCCATGCTCGGTGCCTTGATCTGGCAGCAGAGGAAGCAACGGCGCTTTCCTACGGCATGCCCCGGCTGCTCGCACATGAAGGCGAACTTCTTCGGAGCCTTTCCGGAGGTGCCAAGAACTCGACCTTTTGCGTCGATGTCGAAGCCGACGAGACTGGCGAACAGCTTGCGCATCTCAACAGTTCCCTCCGTGTCGTAGAAGGAAATGGTGCCAGAGCCGCCGTTGTCCTGAGTTTTGTCAATCCAGGGCTCGTTATCGGCATAGCTCGTCGCAGTCTCGACGGAAGGTTCCATCTTGATCTCAACGGTACCGGGGACTCGCACCGGATTCGCGTAGGTAAAGTTGTCCTCGCTCTCGAGCACGGCGATATGTGCGTTCTTTACGCCGAAATATCCGTTTCGTGGCATAAGATGCCCCTTTCTTAATATTCAATCACGTTAATCTCGTAGGCGGTCTCAATGACGCCCTCTCCGTCGATCGCCGTCACGGTTTTCGTGTAGGCGAATTCGGCGTCATCCAATGCAGATTCGATGCGCTGCTCAAGCTCGTAGTCACGCTCGGCGCAGTAAAGCGCGCAGTCGTACGGCATCCACCTGATATGCGTCACGTTGTCCGCAAAGACGGCTTCTGAGTAACCGGCTTCAATCTCGATGTACGGCGGCACAGGCCGCTCGTCATCCAGGAACGAGCCGTTGCTGAACGGCAGCCCGAACGACTTGAGAAGGACGACAAGCTCATCCAGTGTCTTCATCATTCGCCGCCTTTCGCGAACTCCGCAGCGACCTCGTTGTAGACGCCCTCTATCACGTGGTCGCCCGCGACGTGCCCGGGATACCTGCCGCTCTGGTTTGCGATGGCGTGACCCTTCTCCAACAGGTGCGTCAGCTGGTACTGCCGGTTGTGCACGGTGCAGCTCGTTCCTGTCTCGTCGGTCTCAACGTCATACGTCCAAGCCTTCGCGTAACTGCCACCGTGGTGGACGCGCTTACGGCTTCGCTCGCGCAGCATCCTGACCGCCTTCCGTCCGGCGGCTCGGGCGTTTCCCTCCAGAGCCTCAACGTCATCGTCGATCACGTCCTGCATGTCGTTGACGATAATCTCGGCGAGATCGTCGATATTGACGCAGCTCATCGGTCACCAGTCCTCTCGACAAGCGTGAGACGGATGTTGTCCGCGCCGCTTATGAGCCGGCTGTCGACCGAGTACGTCACGCCGCCGAACTCGACGATGGTTTCGCCGGAATATGCGCACGAGCGTATCTCAATTACCGCCTGCGGTTTCACGCCCGCCTGAGCAGCGACGTAATAGGTTGCCGCGCTCATCGAGAAGACGTTGCACGGCACGCGCCTGCGGCGTTCCTTCCTGTGCGGGACGCCCTTCTCATCGCGCTCTGTCTCGGTCGCGATGAGCGTGCATACCCCAGACCACCTACTCATCTCTCGGCTCCGCCCTGTAGAGCGAATCGCCGCTCATCGACGTGAGCATGCATTCGAACGACTTCATGAAGCCGTCGGTGTCCGGGTTGTCCATGCCGAAGTTGGCCTTGACATAGACCTTGATGGCAAGGCGAATGCGTCCATCGGAATCATCGTTGGCCTTCTCCGGCCTGACGCCGCCCGCGACAAGCTCGGCGCGGGCGGCTTCGATGACATCGACGATCTCATCGTCGTAATCGTTGCAGAATGCCGGGATGCGGAGCGTGGCGCGGCAGGCATCGAGAATGCATTGCTTCTGCTTCTGCTTCTTCTTGTCTGCCATGGCACGAGACCTCCTTACGCAGTCTTGATGGTCAGCTGGGCGAACGCCTTGGGCACGGCAAGGCCGCAGTCGATGAGCTCGTAACCGTCGAAGCAGCGTTTCTGGCTTCCGTCGGGCGCGATGTAGGGCATCACATCTGGGCCGTCAAAGACATTGCCCTTGAACAGGTCGGGATACCCGGCGATGATCACACCGTCGGAGATGGAATCGTCGCGCTTGACCAGCTTGCCGAAGATGTGTCCCTCGACGGACGGGTCGGCGTTCTTCTCGTCGACGAAATAGGAGCGCCCGTTGCCGTCCTCGAGCATGGCGATGTAGTTCCAGATGACGTTGTTGTTCGCATAGATGATGGCACCCTTGGGCGTGGAGAGGCCGTAGGTGTAGAGCTTGGAGAGCAGGCCGGCGAGGTCGGCTTTCTTGAGCGCATTTGCCGTGGAAGTCTTAATTTTGTTCGTCTCGTCCATGCCGTAAGACGCATCTGCCAGGCGTGCATGGGCATGGGAGTTGCAGGCAACGGACAGGCGGGCGGCGATCTCGCTGACGAGGTAAGACTCGAAGGACGCGACGCTCTGGACGGCCATGCGGCGGCTCATCCTCAGGGTCTTCTTGATCTCGACTCCCTCGAACTTGAGCGTGTCGAACGTGTTCTTCTCGTCGTCGGTCGGTGCCGCGCCCTCGTCGGTCTTGGCGGCGTCGCCCGCCGCAATGGCCTTGTGGCGGATGATTTCGAACTGATGGGGGAAGTTCTGCTTCGGCATGTCGCCCCACAGAACGGCGGTGTTGTCGATGAGCGAGACAATCTCGTTTTGCAGCTCGACGGGAATGACGGAACCGGTGTTTCCCGTCGTGTGGTTGAACTCGGATCGCTGCTCCATGGCGTGGTTCTGCGCGGCGCGCTCCGCGTCGGTCAGCGCGTAGCCCTCTACCAGCTGGACACCGGAGCGCTCGGCGATGTCCTTAACCCAGGCGCGGCGCTCGGCGGCGGCATAGTCGGTCGTATCGTAGACCGCGCCGGTGCCGAAGTTATTTGCAGAGCGAGCCAGCGGGACAGAATCGATGCGCTGCGCGGTGCCGTTGTCGATGGCGGCGCGTGCTGCTGCCACTGCGGAGGCGCGGGTCTGCGCGGTCTGGTCGAGCTGTGCACGGAGCTGGTTGATCTCGTTGGTGAGCTCTGCCATGCGGGCGGCATCCTCATCGGACGGGTCGGTGTCATCGCTGTACTTGTCGACGAGTGCCTGAAGCTCTTTCAGCATCTCTTCAAGTGTCATGTTTGTTCCCTTTCTAGTTGGTGGCGATTGCCATTACTGCACGCGCACGTATGAGCGCGTTCCTTCGGCGCGCGTGCTCCCCGCGCGACTTCTCAATCACTCCGCTGAGAAGGTTTCTTGCACTTATTTCGGTGTTTGGGTCAGCCGGTAGGCTCACCGCCGACACGTCATAAATCTTCTTGACCCTCGTGATGGTCGTGGTGTGCGTATCCCTGTCGTACTCGGACGCGCCGATAGTGAACGCCCACGACATACGGGTCACGAGGCCGTTGTCGATTTCCTCAAATCTGCTGCGGGCGGCAACTGACTTTGAGAGGTCAGCCGCGATAAACAGTCCATGCTCATCTGGTTCGACAACCAGAGTGCCGTTTGACAGGCGCGCCAAGACATCGCCGCAGTGGTCGAATTGCATGATGATGTCGCTCATGTCAGTATCTGCGAAGGCATCTGGGCTGATGACCTCTCGATACTCAGTGCCGTCAAATGGGTCTTCCCACAAGACATACGGATCGTTGAAGGTCGAAGCGTATCCCTCTACATAGCAGTCGGAATCGATGCGCTTCTCACGGCCTTGGCCTCCATCCACGCTACGCAGCACCATCGCCATTGAACGATACTGACGTTCATTCGGTTTCGCCGGCATCGGCATCGCCGTCCTTTCCGTCGATTTTTGCGATATTCGCGTTTGTCTCGGCGGCCTTCGCCGCCTGTTCCGATGTGTGCTCGCTGATCAGGTCAAGGTCGATGTACTCGCCGCGAATGACATGGCGGTCACCGCCCTCGTAGTGCGGTAGCTGGAACACGTCCGCGACCTGATTGCCTGTCATGACTCCACGGTCGTATAGCGATGTGCTCACGTTGAGCTTCGTCTGGTTACTCGCGAACTCAAGTCGGTTCGCGCTGAACATGATTGAGTTTCCGTGCGCGATCTCGTTCGGCGTGAACGTCATGCAGGTGAGCACGTATCCCAGCTGCACGGCGAAGACCTCGGTTCGACCCTCGTAGAAGGCGTTGTATGTGTCCTCGTCGGCCTTGTTCATGACGATATCTTCGTTGCTGCCGAAGAAACGGTATGCGGCTTTCTCGATTCGCTCCATCTGCGCAGCGTCGACCGTGTAGTTCTGCGGCGCGATCTGCTTCACGTCGTTGTACTTGTTGTCATACACGGCGATTCCGCCGGCGTTTGCGGTACCGAGCTGCTTGTTGAACTCTTTGCGAGCCTTTTCGAGGTCTTCGGGGTTGCGGTTCTGGCTCATCTTTCCAATGAATCGAATGGCAGCGCCCTGCTCGATTGCGGTCTTCTCGGCTTCCACCTGCGCGTGCATCAGCTCCAGCGTGGGACGGAGCACATCGGTGCCGTCTCCGAAAAGGTCGCTTTTGAACTGATGCCTTGTCAGCACGCCGACGCGCGACCACTCGATTAGCGTCTGCTCTCCACCGCCGAACGACAGCTTGAGCCAGAGTTGGCCGCCGACATCGTATGCCTCGCACTGCCCCGGCAGAACCGGATAGTAGCCGACGATGGTAACCATGTCGGCACCGGTTATCGGCACGATGAGGCACGTGTCGCACACATCGAGCATCGTCGAGACGCGGTGCAGGAACTGCGGCGTCGTCATCCAAGGGTTTGGTTTCCATTCAAGCGACCGCGTTGCGGCACTTTGCGCGGTGCCGGTTACCTCCGGCTTGAGTTTACTCGCATGGTCTGCGTTGCGCTCGATGATGCTTCTCGTCAGCTCGGCTTCGTAGATGCCGCCGCTCCACGTGCTGAAACGCGGCGCGTACGCCGTGAACGTCTGGAAATACCCGTCGACCGCCTTCATGATCGGCTTGTGGAAGACGGCATCGAACATGGAGCGGAACACCGACGTTAGTTTCGCCACTGCTAACCCCCAATCATGCTTTTGAAATCGTCCATCATGTCCTTGAGCACGACGAATGCGTCGCACTCCGCTGCCCACGCATCGATTCGGTTGCGCGGGTCTTGGTTCTTCTTGTCAGGCGCTATGTTGCCGTTCGCGTCGCTTCGCACCGCAACGTTCGAGCGGCACCATTCGGCGATCGGGTTTGAGTTGTCGACGATACGGTTCTCCTTGTAGAGCGCTCGCAGTTCCTTCATTGGCATTGAAAGCGTCTGAGCGCCTTGGATGACCTTCTTGAAGTTGTCCGCGCCGAAATATCCCTCGTAGGCTTCCACCGTGGGTACGTCTCGCATGTGCCACGGGTCGTAGCCGCATGCGACGGCGTAGATACCGTATTTCTCGCGTATCTCGTCGACCCAATCGAGCACCTCGCGCTTGTCGATAATCGGCGTCGCGGAGGTTCGCAGCAGACCGCGCGCAATCCACGCGTCGTATGGCACGCCGTCACGACCGCCGCGTCGACCTTCTGCCTCCGCCTGCTCAAGCGCACGGAGCGGAATCCAAGCCATGTGCATAGCGTAGATACGCTCATCGCCCGGCCTCATCATCAGCAGGCACGCCGCCGTGAGGTCGGTCGTGTCAGATGCGTCGACACCGAGCACAGCGTAGGAGAACGACCCATCTGCCGGGTCGAACGTCTCGTCATTGTGAATCTCGGCCCAAGTGAGCCATGCTTGGCTCTGGTTCTCGATGAGGTTGAAGTCTTTGACCAAGAGCGTCGGCAGGAATGTCGGATCGTCCTTTGCCTTGCTCACGTTCTGGCGAAGGCTGTTTAGGCTCTTGATCGTCCCGAGACCGGGATTGGCCTTAATCCATGCGGATTCGTCCTGCCATTCCTCGCGCTCGTCGAGCTCGTAGATGAACGCGATGAAGCGCTCGGCCTTCTCGCCTGTTGCCTGACCGTCCAGCCACTTCACGGCGTATTCGTACTGTGCATCGAAGATGCCGTTGCGCACGAAGCCGTTCGTGGTGATCTCCAGCACCATCGGTTGCCGGCGCGCGGAAGTGCCCTGAATCGTGAGGTCGTAGAGGTCGCGGTTCTTCATTGCCGCAAGCTCGTCTACGATGGCACCGGAGATATCGAGACCGTCTAGGTGGTTGGTGTTGGCGCTCAGCGCCTTAATCGACCCCATGTTGAGGTCGCAGTAGAGATCGCTCACGCGCTTTCGCACGTGCCTGCCAAGAGCCGGTGATGTCATCACCATGCGCCAGGCATTGTTGAAGCCCTTGGCCGCCTGGTCGTGTGCAGTCGCGACGTTGTAGACTTCCGGCGCGCCCTCATCGTCGTTGATGAGCAAGTCCAGCTCGACGGCAGATGCCAGCGCGGTCTTGCCGTTCTTTCGACCCATGATCCAGAGCACTTCGCGGTACTGGCGCTTACCCTCGACATCGACGAAGCCGAAGATGACCGACAGGATTGCCCGCTGGAACAGCTCCAGTTTGAAAGCATGTCCGAGCTTGCCGGACGGCAGCCGGCAGAAGCGCTCGATGAAGTTGACGTGCTTCGCCGCGTATTCCTCGCGGAAATGGTAAGGGTACAGAGGGTCTGAGTTGTCCATATCGCGCAGGACATGCGCAGCCACCTGCTGAATCTTATCGCAGGCGGTTATGGTTCCGTCGAGAACGCCGCCGAAATACTCTCGGATGGCCTTCTCACACGATCCAGCGGCCTTCTTACTAGCCACCGAACCTCGTCTCGTTCAGATATTCCGCCAGCGCGTCTGCGGCGATGCTGCCGGTCGGCATCATGTCGGTGATCTGCTTGATGCCGCGTGAGAACGTGGTGAACAGCTTGTTGTATGCGGAGAAGCCTGGATGCTCGCGAACGCCTGATTGTCCTCCTCCGTTGTCGTACTCGGTGAAGATGCTCTCCCCCATCAGCTCGTTGCGCGCCTGGTCGAGCTTGACCTTCAGAAACGCGATGTTCGACATCAGCGGCATGATGGCGTTGCGCCTATCGTCGGGAATCACGTCTTTGGTGAGACGTTGGAGCTTCTTGAGCTCGCTTTGGTAGCGCGCCTGTATCGTCTGTCCGCTCCGCTTCGGGGGACTTTTCGAAACTTTCGGCGAAATCTCGGTACTTTCGCACACTTTTCTCTTTGCCACAAGACCACCCCCGTTCTGGGAACTTCTGCGCGCATAAATTTATCTCCCGGCGTTGGTGCCCTAGGCCACTAGCCTAGGTTTTCGAATGGGGGGATTGCTTGGCGCTATGACCTGCTGTTTTGTTGTCGTTATTTTGTGAGCAGTTGATTGTGCTCAGTCTGTGTGTTCGCTGTCCAGTGAAATCAAGTTGCCGTCCTCGTCAAAGACTAGCCCCTGCCTTGTGCTGCCCTGCCTTACCCATCCGTGCACCTTCTTGTGGCACAGGTCGCAAAGGCTGACAAGGTTCTTAGGGTCAGTGCTGATGTTCGGATCGTTGATGTTCGCCGGAGTCAGCTCGACGATGTGATGCACCATGACCGCCGGTGTTGCGATGCCCTGTGCCAAGCAGTGCTGGCACAGGTAGGCATCACGCTGTAGAGCCCGCTCGCGGGCATGCTCCCAGTCTGTCGAATGGTAGAAGCGATACGAGAAGCCCTTAGCCATTGCCGCGCCTTCCCAACAAAAAAGGGACGCGAGCCGGAGCCCGTGTCCCTTTTGCTTACCTAATCCACCGTACCGAACTTTAGCACAAGGCGGGAACTGAAGGGAAGTACCGATTTCAATTTTCTTTCAGCCATGCCATGCCAACTGCGTCGATGTACCTGAACGCGGCGTTGCACAGCTCTCGGCACCACTTCGGTGAGCACTGCATGACGGCTGCCACCTCATTCCACGGCATGGCCTGACAGTAACCCATGCAGATCGCGTCGGCATATCGGTTGCCCTTCTGCCTTGCGAGACCTCCACGGTTATCACTGCCATAGAGCACCGCGCACGCTTCATCAATGGCTGCTGAGCTGTCGGCGATGCGCCGCTCGAACCTGCCCTCCAGGTCGATGCGTCCATTGATTGCATCCATCGGGTCTGCATACCCGCCGCCACCGCCGCCGCTGTAGCTCTGGGCTTTCGCTCCTTCCCTCGCCCTGAGCCTTGCCAGCATTTCCCTCGTGCCCTCGATGGCCTTCACTTCCTCGCGGATTGCTTCGAAATACTCCTTGGCATCCACGCGCTTCGCCTACTCGATGCCAGTGGAGCCGAGGCCATCGGTTCCGCGCTCGGTGTCCGTAAGCTCGCCGACCTCGACGAGCTGACACGGCACGTACGGCACGATGACCATCTGGCAGATGCGCGAGCCCTTCGGCAGGTTGACGATATCGCAGCTGAGGTTGACGAGCGGTGCGCTGACCTCGCCGCGATAGCAGCTGTCGATAACGCCCACGCCGTGGCTGAGCGTCACGCCATGCTTGCTAGCAAGACCGGAGCGCGGGAAGAGCAGGCCGACACATCCGCTCGGAATCTCGAACGCGCAGCCAAGGCCGACAATGGCGCGGGCGTTTGGCTCAAGGCGGCAGTCCTCGGTGAGGCACATATCGAAGCCAGCGTCACCCTCGTGCGCATAGCGCGGCAGCTCCGATCCGTCCATCACCTTCACGTTCATCTTTCGTCCGTACATTTTTCCTCCTAAAACGGAATGTCTTCTTCGTAAAGCTCAGGTGTGTTGACCTGTGGCTGAGATGCATGCTGCGGCTGCTGCGATTGCGGTTGACGGTAGCTGGTCATTCCGATGATGTTGTCGACGATGACCTCCAGCTTGCGGTGGCGCTTACCTTCCGCTTCCCAGACGGCCATTCGAAGGTGACCGGTGATGGCGATCCGTGCGCCCTTGTGCAGGTAGCCGTTTGCTTGCAAGGCTTCCCCGCGCTTTCCGAACAGCGTGCAGTCGACCCAGCTCGTCTCGTCCTCGTAGCTGCCGTCTTGTGTTCGGCGGCGGCGGTTGACGGCGAGCGAGAATGACGTGATGGGCGTGCCGCCCTTGGTGTAGCGCACCTCGGCATCGTTACCGATGTTGCCGCTCAGCGTGCAGGTGTTCAGGCTCTCGGCGCTCATGCGGCACCACCGCTCACGATAGCGAGTGCGATAAGCGCGAAGAGCATAGCTACGGTCGCGATTGCCGGAAAGAGCATCGAGAACGCGCCGCCGGTGAACAGCATCACAGTCGCCTCGATGATGCAGAACGACACGAAGAGAATAACGGAGAGCAGCACGAACATGAGGACGGTGAAGACCAGCGACAAGACCCTCTTCACCTTGTGCGGTCGATTCTTAAGCAT